CCCCGGAGTCGCCTACGACACTTTTTTCGCCCCTCCCCCCCCACATATGCGCGCACGCCGCACGCGGGCGCGCAGGAACGACGATCGGGCGAGGCTTGGATTCCTACCCGCCTCGCGCGGTCTTGATCGTATGGCAGCGTTTGCATAGGCCCTGCAAATTCATCCGGTCCCAAAATAATTTCTCATCGCCGGCGTGCTTGCGTATGTGATCGATGTCGACCGTCAGCACCTTGCGACCCGCGGCCCGACAAGAGCGACAGAACGGCTCATCCTGTAGCACCTCGAGTCGCAGCCGTTGCCACCGGGCCGACACCATCCACCGATGCACCTGGCGATAGTCGAGTCGCGCCAGCCGGTCGCGAGGCGCATGCGTTGCACACCTCCCGCTCGGGACCAGCACGCCGCAGCCGGGCTCGTTGCAGAATTGCATCGCCTCACGATGCGTAGACCGTGCCCTTGGAGCCCTGTCGCTTCTCGCGCATCTCGCCCAGGATCGCCAAGACAGCCGGCTCCGGCAGTCCCTTGTCGCGCATGATTTCGTAAACGATTTGGTCGGTCGTCGCCGCCTCGATCGCGCCGCCAAACATTTCGTAGATCTCGCGCGCTTTGTCCAATGGAAACTGCAATCGTTCGTCGTTGACGACGAATTCGACGAGGCCTTGCTTCGTTCGACTACTCAGAAGTGACCCGATCGTAATCGCCTGCTCGGTTGGTGGTTTACCCATTAACGAAACGCGCACCCTACATCGTAGACATTGACCGCAATCGGCGCCTTGGCATCCAGGCACGCCGGCGAGAACTTGTGAAACCTCCGACGTTGACAACTTCGCCATTCGTCACACTCCACTTAGAATTCGCCGCCGCATATGCGTCACTGCGCGCACGCACTGCAACGGGTCCGCGTGTCGTCGATCCAACCGCAGGGGACAACGTCGTGCTGACCGAGAAACTCAACTGCGATGAGGCACGGATCGGCGTCGGTGCAGCCGCAGCCAATACACACGCCTGGCGGGAACACGGGCCGCACGGCGACCCGATGAATCGGATATTCCGGCGCCTCGGGCAGCAACACGATCGCCGCGACGTCGCTCGGGACGCGCGCCCAAAACCGATAGTCGAACGTCATCGCGTCCCGACCAGGCGCGCCGGTGGTGCTGGGATCGTTTGTTCTTTTGGTCGCCATAGGTGCAAACAGAATTCGTGATTGTTGACGTACTCCGATCGGGCCGGATGCAGCTGCATCACGACGTCGTCAGGTGCCCAAAAGAGATCCTTCACGAAACACATTTCCTGCCAATTCGGACAACGGCCTTTGGTCGAGACGCTGACGTGTTCCCATCCCTCGCCGTCGCTGAAGATGATCGTTAACGGGCGAAACGGTCCGTCGACTTCGGCGGCGCCATTCGTCAGGCCGTCGCCGGCGATCACCCATTGCCGAATGCCGCGATAGCAAAAACTCATTTGGCCCTAGCCGCGCGTGGCTGCCGACTCACGTTTCACCGCCGCGATCACCTCGTCCTCGTCCGCGTCCATGCCGACGATCGTCCCGCCGGCGGGGCTCACCATTGCGACCGGCCATCCGTTGAACTCGAGCATGGCGTGGAAGCGCGGGATGTGGTTCCACTCGTCGTGCCGACCGCCATTCACCATCACGCGATAGCGCCCGTCGGTCAGAAACGGGCCAGAGTCCCACTCGCCGATCGGGATGCGTCGATGGGCCTCGGCGAGCTCGGCGATCGCCACGAACAACGCGCACGGTCCGTCCCGCTCAACCTTCTCGCCCATCGTCATCGGTCGGTCGCTCATTGACCGAGCTCCGCTTTTGCTTGCTGGAATGCCTCGTTGATTTCCGACGCGCGCTCGGGGTTGCCGCCGCGATCGGGATGATGCGCGACGACGAGTGATCGATAGGCGCGCTCGACCGTCGCTAGGTGCGTCGGCGGGTCCTTGAAGCCCAGCACGTCGAACCAGGCGCGACGGCCCGACAACATCCGCTGATAGCCGGCGAGCGCTTGCTCGAGGCGACCGACGCCGTAACGATCCATCCGCCGGATCGCGTCAATGTGTTGCGCGATCGCCGCGATGTTCTCGGCGACCGTCGACCACTTGTCACAGGCAAAAACGATCGGCTTGCCCTTGTGTCGAAAATAGACCGCGACGCCGACGTCGCCAGGCTCGGCGCGGTTGCCCATCGGCATTCCGTCCAGACGGAGCTCGACGTTGGTGCTCAACACGGCATTCGCGGCGCCGATGCGATCGAGCTCGGCCAGCAGTCGATCGATCGCGGTCCGCATATTGATCGCGACCCGTCGCTTGACGCCGGCGACTTCGGTCGTCATGCCAAACGACGACGACCGCCGGTTTTTCCAATCGGTCCGCGGCCATCCAATCGGCCAGGCGAGCGGGTAGCGTTGCTGTTCCTGCATCATTCGCCGCGCAGTCGTCGACGCACGATCGGGAAGATCGCCGCGGCGCCGATCAGGGCGAACACGGACGACCCAAACTGGAACGGCGAGAGCTCGCCGGTGTGCGCGACGCGCCCGACCTGTAGCGTCAGGACCGCGAGATTCATCGCGAACAGAAAATAAAACCTCATCGCATCCACGTCGACCAATACCGGAACGACGGCCGCACGTCCCAACCGGGCGTTTCGTGCCCGCAGATCAGGCAGCGTTGATACAACCGATCGCGCGACCAGGCTCGATAGAATTCGTGCTGCCCGTTCCACGCGACACACCAGCACGATCGGATCAGCCGTTCCGCACGATTGCGACGACGAGCGCGAGGAGCATCGTCAGCGCGAACAGGACGAGGACGAAACAGAAGCCGCGCAAGGTTTGAGCGTTCATGTTTCCTCTCTGGGGCGGACTTCATCGCAATCCCCAATCGTCGAATGTAGCCCGACGAAATACCGGCTGAACCAGCGGAGGTAATCGACCGTTTGGCACTTCGGGTAATGCGTTGTGGGCAATAGCAAGTTCTAAATCACCGGTGTCCGTCACTTGCGCGGCGAGTAACTCCGTCCCTTTTGGAAACGGCAGGAGATCGAACAAGAACGCCGCCGTTATCTGCACGCGCACGGCCCTGATGGTCATGGGTTCGGCTCGGCCATCACGATCACGCGGGCGCGCACTTTATCCGCGTAGATTTTTCGGACCGAGAGCGCGACGACCTGGCCGTCGTCCTGATAGGCGACCCCGGTCAGCGCATCCATCAGCGCGCGACACAGCTTGTCGACGTCAGGCCGGACGCACGGATCGACACGCAAGCGATCGCGGCCTTTCGGCCGCGGGAATCCATAGACGACCGAGAGCGTCACCCCGCGGCCCTTCGGGACCAGCGTCACGCCGGCGCTCTTCGCGGCCCACTGGACCGCCGACGCGAAGGATTTCCCGTGCTTGCAGTCGGTCTTGGTCCGGAGCTTGCCCTTGCGATCGAGAAAGGAAAACGTCGAGCCCTTGACGCCGAAGGGGCCAGGGACTTCGAAATAGACCGAGTCGGGATTAGCGTCCATCGTCCGTTCCTGTTTTCGGGTATTTGCCTTTTCGCGCGCGCGCGAGATGAGTACTAGTTCTTGACGGATCTATGACGGATCGGGTGCAGTCCACTGCACCCCTGACGGAAGCCCACTGCACCCCTGACTGTGCATGCCTGTGGAAATCTTCAACTTGTCCCGCGTTTTGCGATCGCGCCTGTGGAAAACCCTGTGGAGCGAATAACCGGAGCTGGTCGCCGTCGCTGAACGGGAGCGCGTCGTAGACAAAGCGATAGTGCGTGCTGGTGTGCTGGCGCGCGGGCGCGACGACCTCGAGCACGCCGCGCCGCTCGAGCTCATGGATCGCGGTCTGGGTCGCGCGTTCGCAGCGCCCGACCATCCGCGCAATGCGCGCGATCGACGGATAGACGCGCGTGCCGTCGCGATCACTGGCAAACGACGCGCACGCGGCGGCGTACGGCTTCAGCCAGGCCGGCAGCGCCGAGTCGAAGACGGCGGAGGTGAGACGCCCGCTCATCGTTCCCCTCTACTTCGCGACGTGCTCCCGGTCGGCGGCCTGGCGCCTGACCTTCGCCGCCGCGAACCCATGTCGGCGCGTTTTCAATTTCACGTGCCGGGTTTGCAGATCGCGCATCACGTCCTCGCGGAGCCAGCGATAGGGATATTTCTCAAAGGGGAGCGGGCGAAACGTGTTCTGTTGCAACCCGCGGCGAATGGTGAGCGGGCTGACGCGATAGACGGCGGCGAGCTCCGGCAGGGTGAGGATCACGGGGAGGGCTGTTAGGTCGGTGACGGGTGCGCGTTTCATGGGACCTCTATCCGCAACGACGGGAAAACGACGACGACCGGGGGGACGCGCATCGTAGACGGCCAAAACTCCGACGGCAAGCTGTCAATTCTTGCTACGCCTTACGGCTTACCTTCTATGTGGATACCTCATAAAAGAATCCCTTTGTAAACCTGCTCTTTCCGTGCCATATAGGTAGGGGTATAACCGTCGTGGAACAATCCGCCGTCATGGCGAAACTCGTCCCCTTGACCTTCATGGGGCATCAGTGCCAGCGCTGCGGACATAAATGGATTCCCAAAAGCGACACGGCGCCGACGACCTGTCCCAAGTGTAAAAGTCCCTACTGGAACAAACCGCGCCGCACTTCTGGATCTACGGCGGCGCGACGCGCGGCGTCAACCCAAAAGCGACAAAAGTAGTCCAGAATTAAGCTAAAATAGGCGCGTGGCAGCACGAACACGCACGACACTCGCCGAGGGGATCTACCAGGACGCGCACGGCATCACGGTCCTCGCGCGCATCGGGTCCCGGCCGAACATCTTGCAAGCGACGGCGCGCTTCCCACTCATTGACGACGACGGCATCCCGTATTCGAAAAATAATCTCGTCGAGCTCGTGAAGTGTCGCTTCCAATTGCTCGAAGATCTCAAACGCCAACGCGCGCGGACCGGCGGCGAGGCCGGATCGCTCGGCGCGGCGATCGACCAGTGGAAACGCGATCACCCGTTGACGCCGCGCGCCGACGGGAAGGTCGTGATCGACGACAGGCGCGCCGACGAACATCGACTGCTCGCGCACTGGCGGACCTCGCCGCTGGCAGGGGAACCCGTCGGCGACTTGAAGCGATCGCAAATCCGCGCGCAGCTGAAAGCGTGGAGCGACGCCGGCCGCGCGCCGACGACGGTCAATCACCGCATGCGCGCGCTCGCGATGGTGCTCCGGTTGACCCTGGGCGCCGACGACGACGACGACCTGATCCTGCCGACGGATGGGATCGCGTATCTCCCGCCGCCGAAAGGCGAGCCGCGCGGGATCCTCATGCCGATCCTCGCGCGCATCCTGGCGACGATGCCCGATCGCGGCCGCGGCACGAAAGGCGAGACGCGACCGGACCACAGCGAAACCAAGATCCGCCTCCGGGTGATGTCATGGACCGGGCTCGCGCACAAATCCCTGATGCGCCTCGATCGCAAGCGCGTCAATTTCCGCGAGGGAAAGCTATTCCTCCCGGCGCGCAAAAAGGGCCGGGGCGCCGAAGGCGCGTGGGTCGATCTGTTGCCGGCGGCCGTCGACGCCCTGCGCGACTACGACCGGGCCGGGTTGTGGGGTAAAGACTTTTCGCGCGCGAGCATGCGTAAGAGCTGGCGGCGCGCGGTCGCGAATACCCGGAAGGCGCTCGTCGCGGCGGCCGACGAGTCGAACGACCGGACGCTGCTCGAGCAGTTCGACGCGACCGTCCCGCCGAATTGCAATCCCTACGACACGCGGCACTCGTTCCTGAGCGATGCCTACCGGCAGAGCGGCGACATCCACGCCGTCAAGCACCTGGCCCAGCACGCCGACATCAAGACGACCGAGCGTTACACGAAAGCGGCGGTCCCCGAGCGCGTCGCCAGCGCGATCGAAAAGATGCGCGCGCGCTGGTTCCCCGAGACGCCGAAACCCGGCGCGACCGTGCGCGATTTCCACGTCGTTGAGAAAGGCTAGGGGACCGATGGACCGTGAGCACTTTGAGGCTGTCGCTAACGTGTTATTTCAAGCGTGGCGCCCCCGAGATGAACGCTCACAGATGCTCATGGTCCTCCTCCTCATTGCGGAGTCCGAATCTGCGGATAAGACCGAGGTGAACTTCGAACCTGCATGGATCGCCGCCGAGAAAGTGGCCGTCGCGCTGGATGAGGCGATCGCTGAACGGGACGAGGCGCGCCAGCAGCTCGACGAGGCTAGGGAACAGCTCCACAAGATCGGGCGCAAAGCGTTCTGGGCGGGCAAGGCAGGATCCCCGAAATGATCCCCTGTGTGTGCGCCCAGATTTACGCGGAATTGAGGGGAAATCCGCCGCGTTGTGTGTGCGTCGAGTGTGTGCGTTCCACGTGGAACGTTTAAAATCAGTCACTTAGCATACGGAGCGCTGGTTTCCTAAACCGGGGGTCGCAGGTTCAATTCCTGCCAGGCGCACCATATACATCAACAACTTACGAGGATTCATCCGAGCCAAGCGCACACACCGGCCTCTCGGGACAGGTTCAAAATTAGGCCCGAATATGCAGATCAGAAATTGGAGTGTGTGCGCGGTGTGTGTGCGAAACCCTGCGGCGAATTTCAGGAGGGAACGCGATGAAAGTCTGCCCCTACTGCGCAGAGCAAGTCCAAGACGCGGCGATCGTTTGTAAGCACTGCGGCCGCGATCTCGGCGCGTACGTGCCGACGGCGAAAGACCGCGCGGACCTCAAGAACAACCGCGCCGCCGTCGGCTGCGCGTTCGCGATCTTTTTCGGTCTGGCGTTTCTGCTCTGGCTCTACATGCCGTGATCGCCGCAGCTCGACCGCGCCAGCGCCGTTCTACGCGGCCCGGGAACGCGCCCGCCTTCGTCTACCAGACCATGCGAGATCGCGCGTCCCCGGGCCGGCTCCCGGCTCAGAGCAGCAACGTCGCGGCCCAGCACGCCAGGCCCGCCGCGACGAGGTTGACGCGCGGACTGGCGACGTTGACCGATGCCAAGATGAAGCACACGAGCGCCGCGACGTGGAGCACGAGGTTAACGGGCGCCATCGGCTGATCCTTTCCAAGTGAACTGCGTTCCGCAACAGCTGCAAACGTACTGATCGCCGCCGCCATGTTCGGGCGGCGTCGTCGTGTCGCAATGCTTCGGGCACGCCGGCGCCGGCGGTGTGTGTGCGTGTGTGTGCGCGGCCGGCGGCCGCGCCGCCCAGGCGCCGACCCGGACCCCGTTGACGCGCCGCGGGATCACGCCGTCCAGCCTTTCCCAGGCAAATGCCGGCGCAAGCGCTCGAGCCGGCCGCCGCGCCGGCGAATCGTCGGGATGAGCGCGTTCCACGTCGACATCGTCATCGCCGCGGCCGCGGGCTCGAGCTGCCCGACAACGAGGCGCGCGACGCCGCCGTGCTGGAACGACGCGCCGGCGGCGAGCGGGCCGGATCGTTCGACGAGGCCGGTGAGCATGTTGATGACGGTGAATTCCTGACACGCGCGTTCGCAGGGTAAGGCGTTGCCGGCCTGCTCTTGAGTGTGGACGACGATCACGAAGCGGCCATCGGGCGCGATCGCATGTTCGGCGCGCGTCGGGTCGACGGCGGCGAGGATCCGCACGCCGGCGAAGCGCGTCCCCGCGTGACAGACGACCGGGAAGGTTGCGATGTCGGTCGGCAGAAATTGCGGGAGGCGCGCGACTTCGGTAAAGCCCGGCATGTCGTGGATGGGGCCGTTCCAAAAGACGCCGTTGCCTGACATGAAGATCCAGCCCTGCCCGCCGAGGAGCGCGGCCGCGGTCAGTCCGCAGAGGAGCTCGGGGTCGTTGACCTGGCCGACGCTGACGCCGTCGCCGCCGCCGACGGGCTCGGTGTTCTGGACCGGCTTGCCGGTGTCGCGGATCTGCTCGTCGTAGCCATACCCGAAATAGTGCTCGACGATATGCGTGTGATCGCCGCGGTTGCCGTGACAGGTGATCACGGTCGCCGGTTCGTGCGACCAGTATTCGAACGACTCCGGCATTTCGGGTTCCCAGGACGTCATGGGCGGGTCGCACGCCGCGAGCGCGTCGGGATCAGAATTCCCGCCCGGCGCCGACAACCCACAGATCGCCGGCGTCCAGCCGGCCGCCGCCGTGAACGCCTCGATCATTTCCATGAGGAGCGATCGATCGTCGCCGCCGTTTTGCCAGGCCTCGTTGATCGCGAAGATGCCGGCGAGGACCTCGCGGCCGAACGGCAGGCCCGCGTAGAACAGTCCATTGTTCGACATGTGCGCGATCTTCTGTTGATGCGTCCAGCTGTTCATGTCGCCGCGGTCGTCGAAAATCTTGAGGCCGCGATCGTGGAGCATCGTCACGTATTCGCGCTTGCGGTCCCAATAGTCCGGGGTCGCGGGGATCGTGCGGCCGCTGTTGGCGACGAACGGGATCGGCGTCACCTCGCGGCCCTTCCAGGCGTCCCACTCGTCGGCGTCGCCGGGTCGGTTGCTGTCCCAGTAGCCGAGGACGTCGAGGTTCCGGACGATCGCGTAGCGCTCGGCGATCACGTCGAGCTGCGTCGCGACGTCGAGCCCGTCGATCGTCTTGCCGTGACAGTACGCGCTGAAGCCTTCCATGAAATGACAGCCCATCAGAATCCGCGGGCCGGTGTCGTCCGAGACGACCCGCGCGGCGCGGCGGAGCTCGCCGGCTAGGTAGTTCGGATTGAGCGCCGTCGGCGGCGACCAGAAATCGACGCTCGAGGCGAAAAATTCCCATTCGCCCGGCACGGTCGGCCCCGGCACGCGATCGGCGACGACGAGGCCGCCGCCGCCATTCTCCGCACACAGGTATTTGCCGTGATGCGAGAGAAACGCGACGCCGACGTCGCGGACCTCGATCGCGAAGAGCTCCCAGTCGCCGATCGCCGCGGCGCGCGCCCGCACGCGATCATCGCTCTCCGCCGTCAGGTAATGCCCGTCGGACGCCTGGAGCGCTACGCGCCCGTCGTGCCAGGTGACGACGGTCCACGTTTCCCACGGCCCGGCGTGCCTTGCGTCCGCTTTCACCTGGCCGTCGCCGCCGAGGTCGGCGCCGAGAAACTGCCCGCCCGCGCTCTCGAGCGTGGTCACGACGGGGTCGCGTGGAGTCGTCATAGGGTGCCTTTCTAGCTAGTTCGTGCGTGGCCGATGGGGCATCGCGGTGCAGCGCGTCACCGGGGTTTGAATCGTTTCGGTCGCGGCGATCACTTCGATCCGACACTGCAGGCCGACCCGGTAGACGCGGACACGGACGTTCTCGTACTCGTCGATCACGATCGGCCCGAGCCAGAGGCGCGCGGCGCAGCTCGCGAGCGAACAGACGACGACGGCGGCCGACAGGAGACGCGCGATCACGTCGACCCTCCGACGACCAGGCCGCCGGCGACCAGGCGCCGCAACGTGTCTTCGAGTGAGAATCGGACGCTCGACGCCGTCGCGGTGAACCGCGGCGCCAGGTTGGGGACGAGATCGATGTCGGTGATCGTCACGTCCTGAATCGTCAGGACTTCCGCGATCCTGGGCGACGCGAGATCGATCGTGACGAGCTTCCCGCTTTTCGTTTTGAGGTCGCGCGTCTGATAGGTGACGGTCACGAGCGGGCGCGCGAACAGCGCGAGCTCGGCGTCGCACCGGGCGGCCAGGGACTCCAGGCCGCGGCGCATGTCGACGATCAGGTGTTCGACGACGCCGTCGCCGCCGGCGCGCGCCGCTTGGTCCGCTTGCGCCTGGAGGTCGTCGCGCTGGACCCAAATGTGGATCGGCGCGCCTTTCTTGATCGGGACGTGGATCCCCGAGACGCCGACGAGCATCGGGGTCGGGATCGCCGGACTGCCATAGATGGCCGTCGTCGTGATCGATCCCGGTCCCGATGGGGGGACGCCGATCAGCGTAGTGCCACTGATTCCGGTATAGCGGACCGTTTGACTGCCGGCCAGCGTCACCCATCCGCCGGCGGCGCGAAACGGCGCCGGACTCGCGACGGGGAGGAACTCCGAGCCGGGATTGACCTGGCCGGACGGCTGGGCGAGGCTCGACGTGTCGCCGGTCGGCGCGTTCGTCGTGAGATCGGCGTCCGGCGTCGAGTCGATGGTCGACCCGCCGGCATTGCCGGCCGCGGAATAGAATTTTTTGAGTTGGGGACTCCCGAGCGGCGTCCGGAACAGTTCGACATTCGTGACGCCGGCGGGGCCGGCCGGCCAGGTGACGTTGACGCGATTACCGCTCGCGGTATTCGTCACCGGCATCAGGCCGCCGAGGGCGCTGTTGGCATAATTGTCGGTCGCGACCGTCGTTCCATTCGTGACCGAGAACGCGAGCCGCGCCGTCGCCGCGCCGGCGTGATTCATTTCGCGATAGAGGTCGACGTGCGTGACGAGTGCGCTCGGATAGGGCGGGATATTCAAGACCGGCACGGCCGCGATCGCCGTCGCGTTCGCGCTCGGCAGCGTCTTCGATTTCCGGCTCTCGTTGTGATCGACGAGATACATGTAGCCATCAAGGAACGGTCCTTCGAGGGTCGGCGTTTGAATCTCGCGATAGTTGGCCGTTGCGTCGGCCTCATCGGCGCCCGTTCGATAGAGCACCATCACGTACCCAGCCGGCGGCGTGACGACGCGCGCGCCGGCGCACCGAATCATCGTGTTACTCACAAACAGAGCGACCGACCCGGCCGGCGTCGCGGTTGTTTCCGCGCCGTCACTCACTCGGCGGAATGAAATTCGGTAGTAATAGCCTGCGCCGAGCGTGAGGCCGGTCCCCTCGATTCCACTGAGCCAGGGCGACGGGCCGACTGGACCCGCAATCGCGCCGCTCGTCGTGACGTCATTCGATGCCGGTCCTGGCAGCGTCGCGCCGCTCGCCGTTCGGAACACGGCGTAGTAGCGATGTGATCCGGCATCGGGTCCAGGACCGGCGACGGCCGCCCCGATGGTCGGCGCCGTCGCCGGCGGCGCGACCTGGCCGACAGCGATCGGCGCCCGCGGGCTCGGCAGCGAGCGCCCGGCGGCCGTGACAAAGACAAAGGCGTATTCGTGGACGCCGGATTCGACGCCGGTCCCGGCGGCGAGACTCACACCCGGCGCGGTCGTCGGCGCCGCGCCTGGGCCGACCAGCGTCCCGCCGGCCTGGAGCTCGCGCCCGGTATAGGTGAGGCGCTCGGATTGCGCGGCGTCCGGTTTGGTGCCGGCGATCGCCTGGCCGGACGGCGGGAAGGTCGAGCCGTTCTCAATCGGGACCAAGGACTCGCCGACGGCCAGGTCCGACTGGATCGCTTCGCCGTAGCCTTTGCCATACACGCGCGTCCGGAGCTGTGAACTGTCGACGGTCGCGCGGATCGGCGGGTCGAACGCGAAACAATGCGAGGCGTCGATCGGGTCCGGCGGCGTCTCGGTGTCGACCTCGAATAGATAAAACGTCCCATCCTCGATTTTGCAATAGCCGCCGATCGCCGTCGCCAGGCGCGACAGGGCCGCGATGGCCGTGTCGGCGCCGTCGAGAATGATCGAGACGAGCGGGAGGCCTGGCGCAATGCCGGCGACGGAAAAGCCTGGCGCGCATTGATCGCGAATCGCGATCGCGATGTCGGACGCCGAGGTGTCGACAAACGTCCCAAACGGGCGCCGCGCATTCGCGCGCGCCGTGTCGTCGATGGCCGTGACCGACCAGGCGACGACGTCCGGACTGGACTTGTACGATTGATCGACCGTTTGGATCTGGCCGGCGAACAAGACGCGGATCCCTTCGTTGAGCGTGATCCGAATCGACTGACCGACCTTCGGCTCGGCGCCTTCCATCACAAAGCTACAGGTATTCGGCGCGTCGTTGAGGATGTCGCGGATCGTCATCCCCCTCATGCGAACGCGCCCGCGGACGTCGACGCCGTCGATCGCGATCCCCGCTTGCGTTTCACGCGGCCCCGGCGTGATCGTCGCGCGTGTCCCGATCGAGAATCCGGTCGCTCCATTCATCGTCGGCGGGACGAAATCCGCCGCGGCGCTGAATCGGAAGCCGGTCGCGCCGGTCAGTCTCGGCGGGACGGCGAGGTGTGCGGAGGTCGCGATCGTGATCGCCGGCGCCGCGGCGAGCGCGGCGGGCGCACTGGATAGGACGCCTGTCGCGCCGAGCGCCAGGCCGGCGCCGGCGGCCAGTTTGGCCGCGCCGACGGCCAGCGTCGCCGCCGCGCCGATCGTAAACCCCGTTGTCGCGTTGAGCGGGATGTCGCCAGGCGCGATCGAAAACGCGATCGACGACCACCAAATCACCGATGAGAATGTGAAGTTGAGGGAATGGTTGCCGGCGGGTGTTTTCTCGCCGCCACTGTCGAACAGGTCGAACGGAAATCCGCCGGCCGCCCGTCGGACCGTGTTCGCGCCGGCGTTCGCCGTTCCACCGTTGTTGTCGGTGAAAGCAACAAGCCAGCATTTATCGGCGACCGTCAGGACCGTCTCGGTCAGGTTTTGCTGGTTGACGGTCTGGGTTGTGTGAATCGCGTCCGGAATGCCGGACTGGCGCGCGCCGGTGTACGAAATCGAGTGTGCGACGAATGACTGCCCGCCGCCGGCGAACGCGACGAGATTGGCGCCCGCGGCGGGATTCACTAAGGCAAATGCTTTCGAGATGCGACCCGTCGCGCCGTTCGAGACACCCGTCCCAAGTTCCACCATTGGGACGCCGGCATAGGTGGGGACACCCGTCGGGTAAGACGTCCCGCTCCAGCCGACGATCAGCAGTCGACTAACCCCGGAACAGGTATGCGAGAAACTGACCGGATTGAACTGGTTGACGACGACCGAATCGAGCGCGATCGACACGCGCGCCTTAGCTGACGGTGATCGTCAGTGCATCAACCGCAAACGACGGCGCCGGGTCGCCGCCGAGGATCGAGCGGGAGGCCGTGAGCGCATCCCAGATCAGCAGGTTCCCGCCCGAGGCCGCATCGAAGATCGCGAAATGCGTGACCGTGCCCCACGGTGCCGACGGCGCCGGGAAAGTGATCGCCACAGCGTTCGAGGTGACGCCGCCGGTTCCCGAGCTCGCGCCGGACGTCCCGCCTTGTGTCGCCTTCCAATTCGTATCCACCGGCGCCAGGTTGACGCGCGCATAGCCGCCGCCGGCGACCTCGGTCCCGCCGCCGAGATCACTCGGCGCGGCCGTGAAGAGCGCGACATAGAGCCCGGCCGGCTTCGCGAACGTCCCCGTCCGGAACAGATGATCGATGAGTTTATTTTCGAGATAGTCGGACGCTTGTGCGGTACCCATCGTGACCCCTTTATGTCGTGCCTAATTGCGTTCCCGATCGAATCGTTTGCATGATGAGCTCGCTGACCTTGCGCGCCAGGTTCGATTCGGTGTCGACGAGGTTGAAGGTGTTATTGACCGTGACTGGCGCGCTTCCGCCGCCGCCCCCGCCGCCGTTCCGCGCGACCGACGCATCGAAGACGTTGGCGATTTCCTCGAGCTGGCCGCCCGTCGTGAAGAGCGAATTGCGATTCAGGATCGCATTCGCGCGCATCTGGGCGGCCATCAGTTGCAGATGGGCGTTGACCTGGGCGGTCGCCTCGGCGACCGGCTGCACCATCACGGAATCGAGCCGATTGAATTGCTGCCCGATGCCATCGATCATGTCGGGCACGATCGAATGCCCGACGACGGTGTTATAGAGCGACGTGAACGCGCCGACGACCTCGGCGATTTTGCCTTTGATCGCATCGACGAGGCCGGTGAACTTGTCGACGAGCCACGTCTTGATCCCGTTGTAGAGCTCTTGGGTTTTCTGGACGATCGCGTCCCAGTTGTAGGCGACGGCCGCGAGGACCGCGCCGACCGCGATCACGATGCCGACCGGCCCGGTCAAGACGCTAATAACCGCGGTGATCGCCGTGATTAAGCCCGCGCCGACGCCAGGCGTCGCGAGAATCGAAATCAACGACGCGAGCGAGACGAGGACCGGCGCGATCACCGTGCCGATCGCGACGACGGCCAGCGTGAAATTCTGGACGGGCTCGGGCAGCGATTGAAACGCTTTGAGGACCTTACTGAGGTTCTCGACGAGGACCTTGCCGACCTTTTCGTTAAAGTCCGACAACAGGTTATTCATCTGTTGCATTTGCGCGTTCCACGTCTGCATTTCGCCGGTGGCCGCGCCGCTAAACTTGTCGTTGATGGCGCCGAGGATCTCCGCGGCCGGCTTGCCCTTGACGTCGGTATCCTTCAGGGCGACATTGAGTTTGCCGAGGTTCTCGCCGCTCGACCCGACGGCTTTCGCGACCATGTCGGCCGCCGTCGTGAGATCGATCTTCATCCCGCTCGCCAGGTTCGTCACGGCCGTCAGGGCGAGCTGCATGTTTTCGGGGCCGACCTTCCCGATCGTCGTCAACACGGCTTCCGCGCTGACGATCGCCTCGTCCGAGTATTTCGTCGTGTTTTGGAACTGGGTCGCCATGTCGGCGTACGCCTGAATGACCGCCGGCGTCGCCTGGCCGGTCGCTTCGAGGGACGAGTTAAGCCGGTTGACCGCGTCCTGTTCCTCGGTGTACGCGTCGATGAAGGTGCGACTGGCGGCCAATGTGTCGTCGCCGAGTCGGCGAAGGCTCCGCCCGATCTGCTCGGCGTGCTGCTGCGCGGCCTCCATGTTCCGATCGGCCGCCGGTCCCATTTCGACCGCGCTGTCCTTAAAGCCCTGCATCGCGGCGACCGCGGAGGCCGTCGCGTCCATGAACGAGGAGAAATCCGCGACGAACGACGCCGTCAGCGCCATGGGTCACCGGCGCGCGCGCGCGTGTCGTTGCTGTTCGTCGACGAGATACGCGATGAGTTCGTCATAGACATGCTGCGGGACCTCTTGGAGGTCATCCCAGGTCCAGCCCATCACCCGACAGACATCAAAGTCCTGTCGGGTACGGAGGGACCAGGTCGCGTTTTTTTTTCCTCGGCGATCGCGGCCGCGCGCGCGGCCTGATGGGTCTGGACCGCGCGCATCACTTCCATATAGGCGTCGCTGTCGATCGCATCGAGCGCCGCGCGGACGACCGCGGGCGGTTGATCCGCGATATGCAACTTCCGCCCGTCGGCGTCGGTGAAACTCCAATCGAGCAAATACGCGACGACCATCGCCAGGCCGGCGGCAATCGGATCGAGCTCGATCGTCGGCGCCGGCCCGCCGGTCACCGTCGTCACCGTGATCGGTTTCGCCGACGCGCGCATCAGCTCACGGTATTCGCCCGCGGTCAGGTCTTGCTTGACGAGCAGGTAATCGCCGTCGGTGAGCTCGAGGCGTTCGGTCGTGGGGCGTCGGACACGGATCGACATCGGATCATTCCCTTTCCAAGAGCGGGCCGAGCGCGGCGGTCAGCCGATCGTCGCGGACCGTCACGGTCTGGACCGGCCAGCGGCACGCGCCGACCTTGGTCCCGACGACAAAGACCAGCGGCGTTTGCGTCAGCAAAAACGGGTTACTCGCGACGATCGTCCCGCTCAGCGTCAAGCGCCGCGCCGGGTCGATCGTGATCACGTACCCGGTCAGCTCCGCCGCGGTCTGATAGGCGAGCTTGACGCGCCCGCGCGCGTCGCCGGTCCCGCGCCAGACGACCCGCGGTTCGTCGAGCATCAGGGGACCGCCGGCGGCTCGAGCGTCCACGGACCGGCCGCGACAAACGACCCGTTGATCGTCACGGCGCCGTCGGCCGGGCATTCGATACCGGCGCTGAGATACGCGAGGCCCTTGAACATAAAGGTCGGCGTCACGGTCGACGGGATCAGCTCGAGCATCACCGGAACCTCGCCGAGCGCAATCCGCAGGAAGTCCGGCGAGAATTCCTCATCCCAGACGCCGCCAATTTCGCCTTGGATGTCAGGCAAGCCGAGGACGTATTGCTTGTTGGTGTCGCCGAAACACGTCACGTCCTCTTTGTCGCGCTCGAGGTCGAGCGTCCACTGATTGAGCGCCGCGACTTCGACGGTCGTCGAGCCGCCGGCCGGGTCCATCTTGATCATGCCTTTGCTGCCGTGTCGCCTCGCCATGGTCGGGTCCTTTCGTCTCTACGGGGTCGGATAACTCATCACTTCGTACTGGCCGCCGTGGTGATGCCAGGTCGCTTTGTTGATCGGATCGATTTCGGTATAGGCGCGACGGTCGACGCGCGCGCAGTGCATCGCGGTATAGCCGGCCATCGTGAGGTCGAGCAGCGTCCCTTGCAGCAGGGCATGGATCCGCGCCGCGGCCTGGCGCGCCGGCGTTTTGCTCGTCGACATCACGCGCGCGACGACCCAATAAATGATCCGTTCGTAGAGCGTGACGTCGGCCAGGCCCGGCTCGACCCGGTAATCAAAATGCGAGACGATCACGAACGCGCCCGGCGCCGGCATCCCGCTTGGGCGAATGTCCCAATAGACGCCGTCGGGACAGAGCGCGGCGAGCGCGGCGTCGTTCGCCAGGACTTCCATCACGGCCGCGTCGACGAGGCCAATGTCGGCCATCAGCGGAGGCCCTCCACGGTGAGGCCGTGCGCGCGGACCCGTTCGATCACGGCGGTGAGAAATTGCTCGCGGCCGTGATTGGTGATCGGGACAAACGTCGGCGTCGGCGCGGTGCGCGCCGTCCCAAATTCAAAAAATTCCGCATAGGGCGCGGTGACGGCGACCTCGGTGAACACGCGGACGGGGGAGGTCGAGCTTTCGCGCGCGACGTGGACACTGCCGCGCAGCGTGCCCGTCACGACCGGATAGGCGGCGCGGAGCGTATCGGCCGTCTCGGTCGCGATCGCTTGTTGCAGGGGGCCGGCCTCGGCGGCCAGGTCGGGCGCCAGGCGGTCGAGTTCCGCGAGGAGCTCGTCGACGCCGGTCAAGTGCATCACGGTTGCCATGGTCAGCTCTGCAAATCCGCGACGAGTTCCATTTCGCGATCGCGGTCGTCGATGTTGACGACGCTGGTGACCTGGTAGACGTGGCCCTTGTGCAGCATGCGCGTCCGCGTCGACACGCCGGGATGAAAACGGCCATGGACTAGATGCGAGACATGCGTCAGCACCGTGCCAGCGGTCAGGCGCTCGGCGTCGCGCACCGTCGCCGGCGAGACGCGCACATACCACGTCGCCGGGACAAGCGGGGTCCAGGTCTGCGTATAGGTGCCCTCGCCGTCGCGAATCGGGTCGCCGGGATCTTCGAACGTGACCAGCTGATTGTCGCGGCCGATGCTGTTCCTGATCGTGGTGTTCGTTCGCATCAGGCCAGCGCCGGATCGCGCGACCGCATCAGCAGCAGCGAAATCCCCTCCCACAGTTTGGCGTCCTGATCATCGGGCGCGATGTCGTCGCCGCGGTGCTCCCACAGGTTGCAGAGCATTTTGAGCGTCGCCGCCTGGACGACGTCGGGCGCGGTCGTCGCATCCCATTCCGGTTTGAACTGCGCGCCCAGATAGTCGGCGATGAGCGCGCTCGCATGCTCGAGGTACAGCGTCACCTCGGCATCGCGCGCCGGGTCGGTAATGTGCAACGCGAGCTTCGCGTTGTCGAGCGTCTCGAGGATCATCGGTCGCCCCTGCCGGCATCGCGGCCGCGTTTCACCATCAGCTGCCAGTCGGTCGAATTACCGGGCGCGCCTTTCGTCGTGCGCGCGCAGTACCACGCCGACCCGCCGGCGGTGACGAGATCGCCGACGTCGTAGGTCTTGCCGCTGACATGCACGCCGAGATAATTCAGGCTCTTGCCGTCCTGGCCGTCTTTGCCGTCGCGCCCCGGCGGGCCGGCGGGACCGGGCGGGCCGGGGACGGGCTCGCGTTGCTCGAGTGTCGCCAGGCGCGTGCCGAGGTCGCCGAGCGAGGTGTTGACCGTGTCGATCGCGATGGCTGAGCGACCGCCGGCGGCCTCGAGCTCGGCGACCCGGAGCGCGACCGGCGCGAACAACCCGCGGATCGTCTGGCCCAGGTGTTCGGCGAGGACGTCAGGCCGCATGGAGATCCTCCAGAGATTTCGTCAGCGTCGCGAGAAATGATTTTTCGTCGGCCTCGTCGTCAGCCGGCGGGAGCGCGGGCGCCGCGGGTGCGGCCAGCGCCGGTTTCGAGAACGGCGCATCGGCGTCGCGTTCGGCGAGCGCGGCGAGCGAGTAATTCTGCTGTTGCATGTACGGCGTGTTGCCGCCTTTGACCGTGCCGAGGCCAAAGTATTTCTTGCGGACTTCATCCGGCGAGAGCGCGCCGGCGCCGATCGCTTCCGCGGCCGCTTTCGTCTTGGTCGCCGTGACCATCCAGATCAGATCGTCGATGTCGAATTCGGTCCCGTACGGGCGCTTGAGCTCGAGGCCCTCATCGAGCGACGTTTCGAAGTTCGTCAGCTTCTCCTGCAAGCACTGCGCGTGATATTTCAGCCAGAGCGATTCGACGTCCGCGGTCGGCGTGTCGTCGAGATCGAGCAGCGCCGGCGGGACGTGATAACAGGTGCAGACTTGCTTCGCGGTCCAGTTCAACTGCTCGATCAGTTGTGCATCGGCCGCGCTGACCGTCATGGCTTCGTACTTCAACCCTTTGCCGACGACGGCAACGCGGCCGATATTCGCCCCTGAGAAATTTTCTTCCCAGTAGGTTTTGATCCGTTGCGCTTGCTCCTCGCCGATTTCGCCGGGCGCCGTCAGCACGCCGCCAGGATGCGAGCCGCCGCGAAAAAACTGTTCGCTCTTGGTCTGGATCGTCAGGCCCTGTTGCGCGGCCAGGCCGCACGCGTAGAGCGGCGTGACGCCGACCAGCGGATGAAACAGCGTGACCATCGGGTCATGGATGATTTCGCGCGCGGGGACGAGGAGGTCGTCGCCCTTGGGGAGGTCGTCGGTCACGCCGACGAGGTCGTCGCGTTTCAACGCGTACCAGACCGAGCCGTCGGGCGCGATCATCGGCGTGACGCGCGCCGGGTCGAGCACATAGAGCGCCGACACGACGCCGCGCTCGTCGCGCTGTTTCAGGACGTAGGCATTGCCGGCCATCAGCTTCGACGTGATCCACTGCTCGACAAACTTATTGATCGTCTGGTAGCGGTTCGGCTTGCGGAGCACCGGCGAGTACGCGGGGTTGGTCGTCTCGGTCCAGATGCCGTTATCGTCCTCGGTGACGAGTCGGAGCGAGAGCTTGCCGATGTCGGTCGCGATCAGCGTGACGCATCCGAAGACGGCGAAATACGAGAGCGCGCTTTGCGCGGTGATCTCGTCGTTGTTTTGCCAGGCGCCCATGTAGGGCTCGCGGATCAGCGGGAACCAGCCCCCACGCGACGCCGCCGGCGTCAGATTGGCCGGCGGTCGTCGCGCGCGAGAGATTTCGAGGCCGAAGATCCGCATGGACCCTCTCAGAACGTGTACACGGCGCCGGTCAGGTAGTAGACCGAGCTCGAGAGCGCTTTTTTCCAGTTGATGAACCGTTCGGCGCGGAGGCCGACCAGGTTGTCCTGCCAGAGCGACGCCCAGACGGTCGTCGCGGGGTCGGCCGGGTTGACCGGCGCGTCGTTCATTTGCAGGGTCGCTTCGCGCGACACGTCGATCGAGACGCCGCCGTCGTCGGCGAGCAGGATGTATTCCGGCGCCAGGCCGATCACCTTATCGCCGACCGCATTGCTGGCGATGATGTTGACCCCGTTCGCCGTGCCGCCATTCGCGCCGACGCCAGGGAACATCACATTGCCCTGCGGGTCGCGCTTGTAGCCCATCGCGAAGGCGTTGGTCTGGTTCATGATGATCGTCAGGCCGGCGAGCGAGACGTTGTTTCCCGACATGAAGGTGACGATCGCGCCGAGGTCCTTACCGGGATCGTCGAGTGACGCCGCGGTCCCGGCGGTGTTCGTGATCGACGCCGGCGACACGTTCGGGACTTCGGCGACAGCCGGATCGGTGAATTGCTGATCCAAGAATTGCGCGATGCCCTTGACCATGTCGTTGCGGACGATGGCCTCGGCCGACGGCGACGAGCTCCGGACGAGTTCCTCGGTCAGGACGATGATGCCGGCAGCCTTCGCCATGCCGAGCGACGTCGACGTGAATTGCAGCTTGCCGACCGGCTTCGCCTTCGCCTGGCCAACCCACTTGTACGTGCCGCCGCCGGTTTGCACCGGGACCGACACATTGAAGGGGACCTTGGTCAGGCCGGGGATCTTGCCGAGGATGGTCGCCGGCCGCGAGAGCTCGACGAATTCATTGGTCAGGTTGTTGACCGTGACGAGCGCGCCGGCCCAGGCTGGATCGGTCGTCGTGCCGGGCGCGACGGCCGCCTTGATCATCAGCTCGACTTCGGGCGTCGAATCTTTCCATTGCTTCGCGTACTCGAGCGCGCGGTAGCTGTCGCCTTTGGCGTTGAGCATCGCGAGCGTGTAGCGGACAAACGCCGAGCCGGGCGCGACGTTCGGGCGGACGGAGATCCGCGGGAGCGCCGGCAGGGCCGCGTAGTTCGGCGCGCCGTTCGTCGAGAGCGGGACGGGCACGGCCGCCGCGGCGTTCGCTTTCTCGAGCGCGCGAAGGCGCGTCAGGTGCGCGTCGGCGCTTTTCACTTCGAGCTCGAGGCCGTCGTATTCCTCACTTTGCGCGGCGTCGAGCGTCTCGCCGGCCTCGCCGGCCTTGCCCATCAGCTCGGTCATGCGCGCGGTCAGCGCGGCGCGCTTGTTTTCGAATTGGGTGATCTGTTCGGTGGTCGTGATCTTGGCCATGGTGCTGCGCGTTCCCACGCGGACGACTGGCAAGCCCGAGACGCCGGGCGGGGTGAGGCCAGACGCGGCCAGGTGCGGCGCATCGAACGATTTGATCGTGTGGATCGTCGTTTCGATGTTCGCCGGCACGGTGACGAGCGAGAGCTCGCAAATTTCGGTTTTCAGCAGGTGAATCCCGCCGGACTTGATGAACTTGACGCCGTCGGCGAGCGGGCGGAACCCGATCGAGACGCCGGTCATCAGGCCGGCCTTGATCGAATGCCAGGCCTCGTCAACGCGATCGCGGACGAGTCCGGGCTCGGCGATTTCGGGCAGCGTCGCTTCGAAGCGGATGCCTTCGCGGGTCGCGGTCAGCGTCGCGCGGCCGACGGGCCGCTCGCGATCGTGATGCAAGAGCAGCGGGAGGGGATTGGTGAAGGTGGCGCCGAGCGGTTCGAAGATGTCGCCGCGGCGGTCTGGCGTCGGCGTCGACGCCATGCCGGTGATCGTCCGCTGGTCCGCGTCGAGCGCTTTGATCGACAGGACGGCGTACGCGCGGTTGAGCATGGCCGGCGAGTCTAAAACGGCCGCCGGTCCGGCGCCCAGTTTTCCTATGTATTTTCGCGAACCTTCGGTTTTTCGACCCGATCGAGGGTGCGGCGTACGAGCTCAGGGACCGACACGCGCGCGCGGACCGCGCGCGTATAGAGCTCGTCGTAGCGTTTTGACGGGAGCGTGAGACACATTTCGACCGAGCGGTCGGAGCGGTCGAGCGGCGGCCGGCCAGGGCGTCGGGGTTGCATTAACGGGGTCCCCCGAAAATATACACCTCGAGATCGGTTTCCGGCGGGGTGTGGTCGCGATTCATCGCGTCGAGCGCCATGACGAGCGCATAGACGCCGTCGATGCGTTCCGTTGATTTCGCTTTGCTGGGCTGAATGTTGCCGGCGTTGTCGGTGTCGACCGAGGCATTGGCGATGTTCCAGCGCAGGATCGGGTGTCCGTCGTGGCGGATCGTTTTCTCGAGGATCGCCTTTTCGAGCGCTTTACTCGGCGCCGACAGGGTCGCCTTGCCCTGGCGCATTTTCACGCACGTGAACCCGTCGACCTTTTCGAGGCGCGAGACGAGATCGGTCGCGTTCCACGGATCGAACGCGACCATCCGGACCTGATAGCGGTCCTGCCACTCGACGAGCTCGGCGCGGACCCGCTCGTAATCGATCGTCGGGCCGGGCGTCGTGATGATGAACCCGCGACGCGCCCATTCGTCGTAGGGGACGCGATCGCGCGCGACCCGCTGCTGGATGCGATCAGCCGGGCAGAAAAACTGCGCGAGCACCTGACAGCCGGGTCCGTCGTCGTCGGGGAACACGGCGACCGCGGCGGTCAGGTCGGTCGTCGTCGACAGGTCCAGGCCGACATAGCAGCGCCGGCCGGCCAGCGACGCGGTATCAATTGATACCTGGCAGCGGTCCCAGGCGTCGAGCGCGATCCAGCGCGCGTCCTGTTCGGTCCACTGATTCAGGTAGAGCCGGCGAAACACGTTTTCTTGCGCCGGGATTTCCTGGGCGCGCGCGCACGCCGCGCGGAGCTCCTCGAGCGAGCGGAAATCGCCGAGCGCGGGATTGGCCGCGCGCCAGGTCGCTTCGTCGCGCCAGTCGGCTTCAGCGGGCGCCTCCCAGATCACCGGCAGGAACGTCGGATCGATCGCCGGTGACTCGAGGACTTTCTTGCCGTGCTGGTAGAGCTCCCAGAGGATCGAGTGTCGATCGTAGCCGGCCGTCGAAATCGCAATCACGAGCGGTTGCGCGCGCGCGCCGGTCGACGACGCCAGGACGTCCCAGAGGTCGCGTGTCTGGGCGGCGTGGAGCTCGTCATAGATCACGCGCGAGGCGTTGAATCCGTGCTTGCTGTAGGCCTCGGCGCTGATCGCGCGGTAGATACTGCCCGACTTGCGATGCACGATTCGTTTTTGCGAGTCGATGATTTCGCACGCGGCGAAGAGCTCGGCGTCGTTGCGGATCATTTGCGCGGCGACGTTGAAACAGAGCGCCGCTTGTTCCTTGTCGCTGGCCGCCGAGTAAACCTCGCCGCCGATTTCATTGTCGAAGAGCAGCCCATCGATCGCGAGCGCCGCGCAGAGCTCGGTCTTGCCGTTTTTGCGCGGCATCATCAGCAGACAGGTCCGGTACTGCCGGAGGCCTGTCGCCTTGTTGATCGAGAAGAGCGGCCGAATGATTTCCTTTTCCTGCCAGGGGCGCAGCTTGAAGGTCTGCCCGGCAAAGGGTCCCTTGGTGTGCGTCAGCTGATTGATCAGCCGGACTTTCTGCGACGGGATCGATTCCTTGCGCGGCATTACTTGACCAGGCCGAGGCCTCGGAGCGGTTCAAAGGGGAGACGCTCAGGTTGCGCGAGCCAGCGGTTGTACTTGATCGCCGGGCCGCGGTTGAAGTGTGGGCGCGGTTTCACTTTGGCGCCGTACTTGACCTCAAAGACTTGCAGACAGCGAACCGCGCACGAATCGCCAACGCGAACCAGCCAGCTCCGCTCGAGGGCAGTTGTCTGACCGCCACTCGACGCGATCCATTGTGTGTGAAACCAGATCACGCGCCGCTTCGCGATGAAGGCCGCCGCACGCAATAGATGATTTTTCATCTGACAATTAATGTGGACATAGGGCGGGTCGAGAATGACGACGTCGAACGCATCGCAGATAAACGGGGGCAGCCAGGCATCCGCGATCACGTCGGGCGCGACGCTCGGATCAATGTCGCCGCGCCGGCCAAATTTCGCGCGGCCGCCAAACGGGTGATACACGGTTTGTCCAGCCGTGAGGGCTCGCAAATGCCGATCGACGGCCGGCGGGAATGACCAACCGTTACCCGCTCGCTGGCGCTGGTTGCTACACCACAGAACATCGACGGGCCGGCGCGAATGTTTCACAGCATCCCGCCCCATTTGCTCGCCGGCGCGACCGCGCGAGCGGCCGGCGGGAGGCGCGCGACTTTCGCGCGGCCCGACGGGGTTAGCCCGAGCTCGCTCCACATCCGCTGACAGTGGACGAGCGCGTCGCTCGCGATCGACAGGTACGGGGATTTCACCTCTTTGTCGTCGACGCGCACGGTGACGCCATGGCGTTGCAGCTGCCAGCGCGCGGCAATGTACGTGCTCCATTCCAGACAGAGCGAGATCAGCCCGCCGCGCTCGGCCTGGCTGATGAGGCCGCAGTCGCGCAGCATCGGCACCAGGCGCCGCCATTCGGCCTGAGCGCGGCGATCGCCGCGGAGCTCGGGCGGGGGTGTGTCAAACGTCGCATCGACCGGCGGCGGGGTCGGCTCGAGCTCGGCGTCGAGGCGCCGCTTGCCGGGATTCCCGCGCAACAGCTTGAGCGCCGTCGGTTGCTTGCGACGTCCGCTGTTCCGGTTACCCGCCACTGACCCGCCTCGGTTCCTCGTGGAACGTGCCTGTCAACTCGTCAACTCCAGGTTTACATAGGGACGAAATGCAGTCATTTTTCGCGAAAATACGTGCGT